TCCTTTGGTACGAGTAACCGGAGTCGAACCGGTACGCATATAGCGGCGGATTTTAAGTCCGCTGGGTCTACCAATTCCCCCATACTCGCATGCTGTTATTTACTGGTCCGGCGTACAGGAATCGAACCCATATTCGCGGAGTAGAAATCCGCTGTATTATCCATTATACTAACGCCAGAATTGGTGGGCCGTCGGTGATTCGAACACCGCACCAAAGGATTATGAGTCCTCTGCTCTAACCGAATGAGCTAACGGCCCTATGTGTGTATTGTAACAGGAATTTTATTTATTGTCAAGCGTGACTGTTGGCCTGGACCAGACATCTGTGTGAACCCATTTGAGATCAAAATTCAACGACTTGCCCTGATTGTGATGATCGGCAGTTGGATTGTCATCATAGGGTTCAGCTTGCAGGCTGATATCAAAATCTGCATTCCATACTCCATCTGCATTGATTTCAAAATTGTAAACAGCACGAAATTCAAACTTTGTTCCTGGTGCCCAGTTATCAGGATATTTTGGATATCGTCTTGTGCCAAATTCTCTAAGGTCTCGATCAGGATCAAACTCCACTCTAAACCGGTAGGCTCCCATGGCCAACCAAAACACTCGCAACAAGGGCCAAATCTCATTGATCAGGCTATTGGCCATGGGATTGATATCCTCTTTGATAATCTCGTAGTCAAAGTCTTTTTCCCAAGGAATTGAATCTGCCCAATTTGCAGAGTCTGATTCAATTTGATATTGATTTTTTAAATCAGGTTCTTGACAGTGCGGTTGATAACGCCTTTTGGTGCTGTGCAATCTAAATTGTTCCAGCAGTATATTGGTAAGTTTAAATCTTACAAATCTATGAAACACAGTGTTGCGCAGATCCTGTGTGGCCCATCCGTGGGTCCAGTCAATTCGTCTCACACCAAATCGTTCGCGTTCTAGATCCAAGGGTGTGTTGTGTCCCAGTCCGCAAGTGCCTGCACTTTGAGCTCCCATGCCTGAGTTCCGCAGTCGCCACATCAAGGTTTGTGTTTGTGCCACGTCAGTTAGTTCTTCACCAGGGAAGCCGGTGAACCAAGTGGCAAACTGATTGCAAAAATCAATTTCAGCCATGTCGCGGAAATTTTGTTCTATCCATTCCACGCGACAGTTTTTTTTCATTAGATCCAAAACCCGCTGTGATCCAGATTCCACACCAAAAGCAAACCCTGTGGCTCCTGACTTTTTCAACAGTGCCCAAAAGTCTCGGTCCATTTTGCCATCGATTCGACTGTAGCCACTCCAACTGATGTGTATGTTTCTTTCCATCAGCCCTTCGGCAAATGCTCTCAACTCACGAAGATTTCCATTCAGCAAACTGTCTATGAACGTGACACTTTGTATGTGTTGATTGCGATAGGCAATTTCAATTTCTTCCAACACACGAGATCCTTGCCTGGCACGATATTTCCAGAACACTGTTTCATTGCAATACACACAGTTGGCAATGCAACCTCGACTGAATTCGCTGGTTATGCCGCGAGAATCATACAACGAGATATCAAAATCACTGTAGTCAGCTGGAGGCATACTGTCCAGATCTATACGTGCATCTTTGCTTTGGGTTAAAAATTTTGGCAATTGTTCTGTGGGATTTTCTATGTTTTCCAACACCTGCAACCACAACATTTCTCCTTCGCCAGACACATAATGATCAATTGCAGAGTTATCGGCTCGGCCGCCGCCAGGGCTCACGCCACCGATGTTGTTCATTTGTGTGATATTGGGACCACCGATGATGATTTTCAATTCGGGAGAACGATGTTTGAATTGGTCAATCATCCACATGGTACATGCATCATTGGTGTACCAACAACTGAATCCCAATACAGTGGGTTGCCAAGACAAGATTTCATCTATGTATGGCGTCAGCATTGGCTCAAGCATGGGGTGCAATATTTTGCTGTAATGGGGGTCTTGCCATTTCCAATCTTCATAACTGCTCCAATACGGCAGCAACTCCGGACCTGCTTGTTTTTTACACACAGCATTTATGTCCCATGTTTTGGTAGCAAACCCTGCATGCTTGCTCAGTGCTGCCATTCTAGCAATGCCATATGGTGGCGAAATAGTGCTCCATTCGGGCATGACAATCAGGGCCACACGATTTGATCTAAACGTTTTGTGATGTATTGCAACTTCAGTGAGATTTTTTTGTTTGCGACTTTCAGTTGGACTTTTTTGTGCGGCCACAAACATTTCAGAAAGTTTCACATGTGTGTCATTACCGACCGCAACCGGAGACACAGTTGGGTATTGTGTGGTTTGTATGGGTATTATTTTTTTGGAATCAGTAATTGACATCGCAATTACTTATGCAACAGCTAAGTCAGCAATTGATTGATGAGATTGGTGGCCATTTTGACCAAGTCTATGTCAATGCCCATTCTGTGTGCTATTTCGGCAGTGCTGAGATTGCGTTCTAGCAGTTCGCGTACTTGGTTGACAAGTTCTCGTTTCATGTACTATATACAACGCCTTGGCCCCGGGACCTAGCTAGAGCAATTTTGCCTAACTGAACAATGCCCAAGAGCATGCTTTGATAAACAACAACACAGATCCGGCAAACATGGCTATGATTAAGAAATCCAAGGCTCTCATGCCGGGACCCGGGGGTTGCGGACCGTGCTCTTCCATCCAACTGCGACCCACGGGTCTCACTGTGGCAGCACCCAGGTGCAGATCTGCAGCCTGCACAATTACTTTTGGTGAAGGATCAGGCTCCGTAGGCCGGTCTGGAAAATCAAAATCATCATCGTTGTGTTTTGTGGCCATTATTCTAATCCCAGTGTAGCAGGAGCATGATCCAGCTTGGTAGTGAATTCATCATCGTAAAAGAACGCATCTGGGTCTGTGATTGTAATGCTAAGATCACTGTGCATCAAATTATAGTCCACAAAATTGTGGTCAGCATCGTACACACGGAAATAATATGTTCCGTCATGGCCGCGTATCAAACATCCTTCAACGCCAATGGCACTTTTTGCAGTAGTCATCATTTACTCCCAAGTTCTGTGACGTTCAGCCACCCATTCCCGACCATCGTATTCCTCAACGTACCAATTGACATCATCGGGAACATCCACAATCTTCAATTCAGCATACTCACCGTCGGTGTCAGAGCCCATGAGTTCAACTATCGAAATCAAGTGCTCATCGTCTCTTGGAATGCGGCGGCTGTGAAAATCAGGATCTGTTATGCCAGCCAGTTCTCGGTATTTACTCTCGGCCTTGGCACTAAGACCAAAGCCACCGTGGCATGTGTTGATCACAACTTTAGTCATGCTGTCTCCCGATCAAATTCACAACCAACTTCGGCCCACAGGGCAGGGTTCATCATGTCCATGTGATATGCACAAATTTCTTCAGCATCCTCAAGGATGGCACACCGGTCCACTGTGGTGCCAGCATACACACCTTCCGCAGTGGTGTTCCAGCGCACCACGTCCCAACGTTCGGCTTTGTCATGCCATTCAACTGTGAATCTCATCATGCCACCTTATCAGTTGCAACATCTAACAGTTCTGCATAGGCTTCTTCAACAGTGTCAAAGCCACACACATCATAGGATCCATCGTACATCTTAACATAGAATGATCCGTTGCCCGGGCTGGCTTCTGTGTCCAATCCCACTTCGCCAACGCTGGGGATAATTTTGAGTGCAAAGTCCATCATGCTGCCTTTCTAAAATAACCGTAGGGCAAGCCCTGCGTGAAACAAAAATAGTCAGCGTCGCCGTTGGCATGTTCAGCATCCATGAGCCATGCAATCACACGCTCACGGTCAGCGCCTGTGTGCATGAGGCTGGTCACACGATCTTCAAACTTGACAATGGCTTCGGCTTCGGCTGTCTTGCGGTCAGCCTCTTCACGCTGGATAACAGAACCCAGGCTTGCAAACTCCTGTTCAAAGTCCTCAAGGGTCCAAGTGGAAGTGTCAACACCGCGGGGACGATGGCCATAGGCATCCTTGTACATGTCCCAATAGGTGCATTGGGCTTGCTCAAGATCTGTCATCTCTTCCCAAGATTTCAACTGTTCCATTGCTGACTCCTTTTTGCTTTGTATGTGACTATTATAACAGTTTGTGAATTATCGTGCAACCGATTTTACACGCACATCAGTGTTCAATGCAGGTGCATACTTTTGTATTAACTCGCGCTCGAGCTTGTGTGCAACATCTTTGCCACGCACAATGTCCACGATTGCGTAGTTCACAGCGGCTTCGCCTGCGGCACGAATTGCTTCGTACAAGTTCCAACTCTTGTCTTCTGTGCGGGCGCGGTAGATGTGCTTGTTAACACGGCTACGAATAGACATGTTGATTGTGCGCTGAGTTTTAGCGGTAATACCAATGTAGTACTCCAATCCAATTTGGATTGTGTATACAATGTGGGTTCGATCAGTGCGTTTCTTTCTCATCATGTGTGTATTATAGCATTTCGGGCAATTTCGGTCAACCGAAAAGTAGTACTACAAAAGTACTACCTTTTGACTGTTGTAAATACGCTATGGATTACAGTGCTTTATTTGCAAAATCGTTGACCAATAAAGGAGTGACATTTACCCCTGTTTATCACTGCTTTGAAAGTGTCCGCTCGCCGCACACAGGTTGGAATCTACGCTTGCCCGACTTTGACACAGACATCTTGTTGTTGCACTTTCAGGACCTCGTAAACATACAGGACGGTTGTGTGCTGGAACTAGAAGCAATAGAACAGCGTTATGGATCTCGTGCTGACCGTGTTGTGGTCACCTACTGGAATCACGGACTAGATCGAATATACACAGGTCCGGTTCGATTGGTTGAGTTCAGCAATCACAACTATGATCTTGTGAATCAGTTGTATCTGCGTTGGTCTGAATGGCAACACATTGTGGATCAGCCCTGGACACAGGCATGGCAGTGTTTGAACGGGCGCATGTGTGATCATAGGTCACGTGTGATGCAAATATTGCAAGATTGGTCAGGTGGTGTGTTGAGTTATCACGATCGCATACGCTTGCCACAACATGACTACGCTAACTATACCTACAACAATGTTGACAACTTCATAAACTTGGCGTATGTGTATGGCACCTGTGCTGTGAACATTGTGACAGAAACAGAGTATGCTACTGCCCCGGGAATCATATCAGAGAAAACCCTATTGGCCATGGCTGCTGAACAAATTCCTATTGTAATCGGGCATCAGGGCATTGTGCAACACTGTCGAGAACTGGGCTTTGACATGTTCACAGACTTAGTAGATGTCAGTTATGATACCATGCCCAATGATTGTCGGGCTGAGCAGGCGTTGCTACTAAATCAAGACTTGATACAAGGACGCATAGATTTGTCACCATATCGTGAACGATTACGTGCGCAACGTGAATTTTTGTTGGATGATTATTCCACCATGATGGAAATTCGATTTCAACGTGATATCAATAACTTAAACTTGTGATAAATCTCTGCATGTCTCCATGCAGTGTGGCCATCATAGCTTCTTTACTGCCAAACATCACCAGTTTGTTGAGCTTGCGATTGTTGACCATGTAGTAAGGACAAGTCATGCGGCGATCTAGTGCCAGCAAGTTCTTGGGAGTCAACAACTTCTCTGGCAAATCAAATGTGTAACTGCTGAGTTCCAGCAAGTTCTCAAACACATAAAAACCTTCGTATGTGAGTCTTAGGCCACCATCATCTTGAATGTTCTGCCACCAGGTGCGCATGGCTTCATCAAGAGGTGGCGCATCAGGATAACGTGTTATCAGTTCCTGAGTAAGAGCAAGTTTATTGAGCATTGGGATAGATCTTATCCCCTTGTGTCAACAGCACAACACTGAACTTGTCTGTTCGAAACTGTGTGTTGAGTTTTCTAGCCAAGTTAATGGCGTGTCCTGGGTTGGAGAACGATACTTTTTTGTACTTGGGACCAGGAAACTGAGTAAGCAAGTTGCTGGTTTTCAAGTTGATAGGCTTGGCATCAAAAAACACCGCCCAAACACCTTCTGACGCCAGCACTTGTTCTGTCTTGTAAGTCTGTTTGTTAGTGTGCTCAATCAGCACTGTAGGCTTTGGTCTTGACATATTAAACTCCGCGTTTATTTATGCCAATAACTATGTAGATTTAAAACTACCGCCGGTGATCTGCACTTCTACTATTTCTGCACCACGTGCTTGTTGTGTTCGCATTTGTTCCAGTGTAAGCAACAGTTTGGTAATATCACTATGCAGATCTTTGGCATCACGCAGGCTTATTTGTAGTTCTCGTTGTCCGCGGCTTTCTGCAGCCTTTATTGAGTCCACAAAACGATTTATGTGCATGCTCATTTTTTTAGAAACGGTACCAAGTTGGGCGCAGTCCAACCCACGGGCTTGAGTACTTTGCCATCTTCACGTTTGCGCACCTTGCCTGTTTCACGATCAATCTTGGCAAAGTTGGTACTCATGACTTCCTTCCAGGCACCTTCGGCATCAAAGCCTGCTGAATGGATGGCACCAATGGTGACCACAAGGATGTCAATCAACGCATCAAGTTCTGCTTCCATGTCGTGTGCTTGTTGCAGTTCGCCGAACTCTTCTTCAATCAAACTCTTGTACATGGTGTACTGAGATTCGTTCATTGCGTCCACTGACTGATCGCAAGCCCGCATGAATTTTTCTTGATCACGAAAGGGATTTGTCACGTGCTGACTCCTGAGTGTGAAATGGTCCTTGATATTGATAACGTTCCAACACAATTAGTTTTGGGTTGCGAAGCAGTCGCCATGCACGATGTTGTTTCACAGCATACCAACCTGCAGCATACCATGACTTGCTTTTGTTTTCTTTGGTGAACAATGGCAATCTGTGCTTGACATCCCACATGGGGTTGAATGCTCTGCATCCTGTTTCAAATCCATGCACTTGGTCTGGTGCAGGCTTTGTGATTTTCTCAGGTGGTGCAAACTCAATGTTGGCCTGCTTTCGCACCATGGGAATGGTTTTGAACTTGCCCACTTGATCATTGATGCGCACAGTGTAGCCGTCGGCTTCGGCTTCTACCACACCAACCTTGCGATTGTCTTGCTTCAAGATCCAATACTTTTTATCCACTATGGGTTTGGCTTCGATCATCTAATACTCCTTTGTATGTTTGATTCAACCAGCGACCAATTGCATCTGCAAAGTCACTGAGTTTGGTGAGTTCGTATTTGCCACAGAATCTTAGGAAGTGCGCACCTACCATGCCCACATCCTTATGACTAATCTGCTCACGAATGGCTTCGTCTACTACAGCTTTGACAGCATCGGGCTGTGCAGTGAGATCAATCAACACACGATTGCGTTCATAATCTTCCAGCACCTTGCGTTCTGTTTGCTCATGGTCCATCCAACGTTGCAACATGAGATTGTTCCATGCATAGCCACGACGGTCACGATCTTCAAACGCTTCTGTCAGTCCCACTTGATTCTTTGTGCCTTTCACACGCACACCTGGATAGGCTGAAAACACATTGTCACCGGGATCACCACGCATGCACTTCAAGAACAACACCCACTTCTGATAGTCAGTGGGAGGCACAAAGTTGGCATCGGCTTTGCCAACCTTGATCTTTGAGTTACTCTCAATAGTGAATGCCAAGTTTTTGCCTTTTGCGTCTGTAACACCCGTGGTACTAAACAAGTGATCGTTGATGCCATTGTACAATTTTACATTGGGTGCAATCAACTGCACAAAGTCGGAATCTGAGCTGACAATAACGTGTTCGTCTTGGGGGTGTAATGCAATCCAACGTGCAATGATGTCGTCTGCTTCTGCTGTGGCACAACGGATCACACTACAGTTGGTTCGTGTAGACAAGTATTTAGTCAGTTCATCATAGGTTTCCCAGAACAGCTTGTCCTCTTCTGCTTCTGACTCGCTCATTTGCCCACGTGCCACTGCACGATTGGCTTTGTAGGGTTTATAATGATCTTTGCGCCAGCTACGTCCTTCCAGTGCGAATACCACATGATCAGCACCCAAATCACGTGCTACTTTGTTTGCGCTCATCAAGGTAAGATGCAGGGCAAAACCCAATTTGGTCCACGTGTCTGCGGCACGATGCGCTTGGTGCCGGGCACGGAAAAACATGTTGCTAGTATCAATCAGTAGGTAGCGCATTTGTGTTCACCAAGTTGTGTTGTTTGATGTATTGTAACACATAGTTGGCCCAAAAGCAATGGCCTTTGGCATCAAAATGGTACCATTTTGAGGGCACATGCCCGTTTTGTTGCAAAATAGCATTGTAAGAACCCTGTCTGTTGTAAGGGTACATGTAACTAGTACCCCAAATATGTTGATTTTGAACATCACTGAAAGTACTGTAACTACTGTAAAACAAGTGAGGGATGTTCGACCTTTGTAGTTCGGTGTGTAATGTCCAAATCTTTTCATGGCATTCCTGAGTTTTGATTGCCCAATCCACATCAACCACAAACTGTTTGTATCGTTGTTGCAATTTTGCAGGAACCCAATCTGCCCCAGATGCGTTCACCTGATACCATGTGCCGTTGTGCAACCACTCTTCTCGTTCCCAAGTGGTCCACTGTATGACCATGAATGTGTTGTTCAGTTTGTCAGGGTTGTTGGCAATCCATTCCCTGGTGGTTCTAATAATGCGATCATTACTGCTGGCCGACTCTGCATCACAGACCAATGTACGGCCAAGATTCTGTGCCAGATGTGTACACCAGCTGGCTGCCAAGTTGAGTGGATGTGGACGACGATCTATACCGTTCTTACCATCATCCACTGCAAAAGCATCTGGCACAACTGCTTCTGCGGCAGCGGTGTGACTGCACCCATTTGCATACAATATCATCTGGGACTGGGACCACCTGTGTCGTCTGCGCCTACTGGTTCCCATGATTCTAATTTCTTTTTCAAATCTTCAGCATTGGCCACACGCTGCCGCAGTTCACTGCTGCTGAATGAATGATCGCGACCATTGAAGTGTAGTTCAATATCACGCTTGTGACAAATCTCACGACCAGTAAATTCTCGACCTTCGTATTCCACACCCAGTATACGAACATCAATAGGCAGGATCAACAACAGGTCTTCTAGATCTTTTTCTGTGTTGTACACCCAAACTTCATCCACGTACTTGCAACCTATCAGTTGCAGTTGTCGTTCCACAATGCTCTGTACTGGGCGATTTTTGTTAGGACGATCCAAGGTGGGATCGTTTTGCAACGCACAGATCAGGTAGTCACATTCTTCCTTGGCTTCACGCAACATGGCAATGTGACCAGCGTGTAACAAATCAAAAGTGCTGGCAGTAAAGCCCACACGTCTTCCATCCATCATATCAATTTCCTTAACTAATCTCAGTGCGTCCGTCACCAATGTCACGGGTGTGTACATAACCGCCTGCTGAGTTACGCATGGCTTGATCCTGTTCCCATGTTTCCATCACAACATGTCTGCACACATTCTGGAACCAGCGATCCACAATGTCTGAGTCTGCGTCTGTGGGTTTCATCATGTAGCCGGCCTTGACCAAGCGGGCAATGAATATCTCATTCCAGTCCAGTTCAAATGCACCTTGGTGCAAGTTGTTGGGATCAATGTCCATGTTCAAGATAGCCACATACGGTTCGTTGTTTTCTGTGGCCAGTTGTTTGGCAGTTTTCTCAGGCGCCTTGGGCACACGGATAACTTTTTCTGCTACAGGTTTAGGTTCTGGCTTTTTCTTAAAGCGGTCAAAGAATCCCATTATTTGCCCCACCCATTGCCCCAAAGGTCAACGTGTAATCGTGGACTGTACCAGTAGCCACGTTTGAGTGCTTCGTCGGCCACATTGATTCTATTGCCATCATACACACTGACCACACCGCCCACAGGCATCACAAACACAGGACCACCAAACTCACGCAGTCGATATTCATCCACTGCACGATCCAGTTCGTCAAAGTCTTCAACTTTTTCCACAACAAACTTGAGATATGTAATACCATGTGTCTCATAATCCCAAATCACATCAGGCTTGATAGCGTCCGCCCAGGACTCGCCACTGACACTTAATTTTGGACTAACACTAAAAGTAATTTCACCAAACCAGTTGCGCAAGTAGTCTCCAAACTCTTGACTTAGCTCTTGAGTACCATTGGTCTCAAATGTGATATGTCGCAGTCCACGTTCGGCCAACACATCCAACAGTTCTGGATAAGCACGTTGCCAACCCAGCAATGGTTCACCACCAGTGATTACTAAATGCACAGGATTGCCATTGGGTTGCAACCAGTTGCCATTGGGCAATAGCTCAGTCATTCGGTTCACAAGCTCTTCCACTGTGTATGTGGGACTCAAGTGTTTGAAGTCTGGATGCCAGCTTGCATAACTGTCACAGCCTGTGTTCACCAATGGCAGTTCTTCAAATGTTTTGTACAATTCCACAGTCTTGGCCACTTCGTCTGCTTCTTTACTCCGCTCTCCTGGTTTGCAACCAAACCCTGAACAGGTAAAGTTGCAACCAAACATGCGTAAAAATACACTGGGCACACCAACATAGCGTCCTTCGCCTTGTGCTGAATAAAATAATTCTGATACTTTTAATTTCATAATCTTGTTACCTTTGTCATGCCCGACTTGCGGGGATCTTTATTTAGATTGATACTTTGTTCATGCATTTTAACACGAGTTTCTTGTTTTGTCACCCAGCCCGGTAATACTGCGTCTAAATAGGCCAAATGCTCGGCTGGACTGGGATGTGGATCGCCATTTCTATTGGGCCAACCAGTTTCGGCAAACAATGTATTATAGTAACTTGGCAAGATGCTATCTAATACATCACTGTATAATCGTACGGCATCTCTGTGCAAACTGACATGATCATCTGCAGGAGGAGCCACGAGTTCTACCATGCTGAGAAACGCCAAGTCAACCCAGGACGATTTTCCAACAACGTTTTTACTGCTTTGATGTAGGCAAGATCTCTAATTAAAAATCCCCGCTCATCAATATGTGTTTTGAGATATTCTTTGTTGAACACGTTGGTTGCAAAATGCGCATTGCCTGGAGTATGCCACCGTCTATCAACATAACGATCTTCGCGATCTAAACTGGTCCAACAAACCATCACAGTATCACCAGCACCAAATCTATGCCGCTGATCTGCTTCCATTACGCTGTTAAAAATGTAGTGATTGCCAGCGCCGCTTTGACCCCAGTTTTCAAAATAGTCAAATTCTGGAGCAAGGCAGTCGGCCCAGGTGCTCCAACGGTAGTTGGTAAAACTGCACCCAAACGCAAACAATCTCGACATCAGGCCACTAGTTGTTTTTTCTTTACAGAGAAACTGCCTTGTGCTTTGGCAGCACCTGCGCCTCGACGTGCGCCCTTGGAGTCTCCGCCACTGACGCGATCTACTGTGGCCTTGCCAAAGTTTCTGCGTCTTGCAAAGTAAAACAATTCCAAGAATCTGTTGAAGCTCATGGTCTTGTCTTCGGGAAAGTCCAATCGATACACAGTAGGTAATTTTTCTAAGGGCTTACTAAAGCTCAAATATTCCCAGATGTTGTAGTCCAACTGCAAGTTCATGGGATACTGATTTCTATCATCATACTTGATGTAGTAACTTCTTTGCAGTTTCATCAAGCTGGCCAGTAGATCTGGGGGCAAGTTGTAGCGTTCTAGAAACTGTTCTAGGTGATCATACAACTGTTCCACTTGATTTTCCTGGTGCATGTTCATGCTGGTTCTGTGAATGATGTTCCAGCCGTGTATTTCCACACCAATCTTGGGATGATTAATGCGTCCAGTCATCATCCAATTGTTGAAGTACATACGGGCTTCAGATTCTTCTTTCTTTACCCATTCATTGGTCATGAAGTGTGCAAATAATTCTTCGTAGTAGTCGTTGTAGCTGATGCTCAAGTACTTGTTGATAAAACGTGCAACCAAGGTAGCAAAGCCGTTGATATGAAACGTGGTCTGGAACCAGGCAAATATCTGTGCATCCAGCATCACCGGAGTGGGCATGTCTTTGGTGCCTGTAATGACGTCAATGCTTTCTTCAATGTGTTCCACACTGTAGCTGCCAGCAAAATAGTCTGTCACAGGCTGGCTGGTGATTTTGAATAGTTTTTTCTGCAACAGGTTCATTTCAGCATTTTCCAACAACTGTGCTTGGAATGTTGTGATGCCAGTGTGCTGATTCAATTCGTACAGGGCATAGAAGTTTTTCTTCCATGTTTCCAATGTTTCACCAGGCAAGCCCAGGATCAGTTCGGTGTATGCAGGAATGTTGCGTTGATCGCATAACTCAAACACTTCGTTGAGCTTGTTCATTTCCATGTTCTTGCGACGAATGTTTTCCAACACATCCAAGTCCAGACTTTGCACACTCAGTGTAAGGCCTTGATTAAATCCCTTGGCATCCAACAGTTTCTTTACAATGTCTATGACTTCTTTCTTTTGATTCTTGGCCCAGGCCACACTGAAAGTTCTTGGTGATCCATATTTTTCTTGACACTCAATGATCTTGTCTGCAATCATGCCGTCACGTTCGGGGTACATGCCAAAGTTGGCATCAGTTATACTGATCCAATCAAAGTTGTGCTGAGCCATCCATTCCAGTTCAGCAAACACACGTTCCAGTTTGAACTTCTTGACTTTGTTGTAGGTCAAACTGCCCCAGTCACAAAAGGTACATTGATATGGACAACCACGATTGGTTTCCAGGGTGCCTTGCCAGGTCACCTCAGGATGATCAGCAATGAGTTGATCAAATATACCAGACAAGTATGGACTTTCAACTTCTTCAAGACTTTCAATGCGCTTGGCTTCTTCGGTTTTTACAGCCTCACCGTTTCTGTTGATCAGCAGGCCGGCCACAGTTTCCCAGTTTTTGGTGTCAAACACTTCCAACACACGTTTGAATGTGATTTCGCCTTCGTAACAAATGATCAAATCCATGAACGGATTGTCTCGGAAAATGTTGACGTCTGTGATAGCAGGTTCAGGGCCACCAAACAAAATCACTGTGTTGGGATTACGTGCTTTGATCTGCCGGGCAAGTTCATAGTTGTAGCGATGGTTCCAAACATAGGTGCTGAATGCTACCATGTCATTTTGACACAATCTTTCGGCTGTTTCTTCAATGGCTTCTCTGCGCCACAAAAATTCAGTCACTTTGAAACGTTCACGTATGGCCGGGTCTGCCAAGCTGTAACTCCATATCACGCCTGCAGAATAAGGCAGATAGTAGGCGTTGAACTCTTTTGGTCCTTGTTGAAAATTTGGTTGTACCCAAGCAATGTTATATGTCATGTCTTATTTACTTGTTTCCAAAATGCACATGCGGATTTGAAAACTGTACCATTTGGCGATTGACATCATTTTTAGCTAATTTTTCCCAGGGATCTTGTGCGCCCAGCCAGATATTGTTGAAAAAACTCAGATCCATTTGCAAATCATTCAACATATAAGCTGCCAATTTATAGCAATCTTGCTGCCGCAGTGCTATCTGTGACACACTGTGAAAGTCATTTTCGTCCATGGGACGACCTTCCAGCGATGCACGTTCACGGAACGTGGCATCATTGTTGTTGCCGGTTAGATCTGCACGGTCATGCAACACATTCACAGGTATACGCTGCCAGATATCCAGCATGTATGCCTGTTGGCTCAGCCAGCCATCCTGCACACTGTGTGGTGAGATATAGCCCAACAAATCAAACCACTTTCTGGGAATGATAGGAAAGATGCTGTAGGGATGATCCATGTGAGTATGAAAAGCCAGCAATCGAAATTGTCCTTCGTAACTCATGATGGTGGTATCCCAACCAGGAGTTTCCATGTAAGCATCATCATTCCAAATCATCAGCCAACGTGAATCAGTATTTTCTGCCAACTTGTTGTTGTAGATGTGTAGTCTGTGATATCCCTGGCGATCAAACACCATGGCCTTGTAGGCCAGTTTTTGCTGATCCATCCAGGGTTGAAGTTCCGTTTTAAAATAATCTTTGCCAATGACATCATCGCGATCAAACGCAAACATCAACTGTACACGTTCAGGATGGTCGGCCAACTCTATTAGGCTGCGAACACTGCGGCCCAGACTTTCAGTTCGGCCTCGTGTGGCCAACAACATAGCAATATCATACTTGGGGGTCATGCAAATAAATCCTCATTCCATTCTCTATGGCCTTCTCGGAAAGCCATGTTACTTTGTGTTTCACGTACTTCTACGCGGTAGCACCACAAACGTTCTGCTTCGCCCTGTCCCCACATGTCGGGAATATAAACACCGTTGACGTATTTGTACAACTGATCTGCAAGACCTTCACAGCCTAGTTTGGGCAATATAGTTAGCTTGGCAATGTTTCTGCGTTGCATTTCCATGTAGAACTCCAATTCAGGATCATCTTCTGACACCAACAAGGTGTGATCAAATTGGCTTTCCAACACTGACTTGAGTTCTTTGAGACCACCATAATCAGCAGCCCAATTGCGTGTGTCCAAGTTGTCTGTGCCAAAGTAGAACTTCATGCTAAAACTATAGCCATGAATCAAATTGCAATGACTGTCTGCCCTCCACTGACGATACGCACATGGAAATGCATCGTGATATTCTTTGGTACTGGTATATTTGTATTGTCTTGCTGACATCCAGCGGTGACCTACTTGATTTTGATCTTGTGACATGCTTTTTCTCCTATGTTAATTTTAGCATAGGCAGCAGAATTTGTAAAGCGGGATGATGCTCAGAGACCGCTGGAAACATTACTTATGTTGGTTGTTGATAGCCGGCTGCTTTGTAGTTGGCCTGACCTGAGATAACACCTCGTACTCCGCCGACAGGATCAGCGCAATCACCATGACGTCTGGGAATTAAATGCACATGTGGATACATCACAGTTTGGCCAGCAGCCTGTCCCATGTTGATGCCTACATTGAATGCATTGCACTCGTCTTCCGCAACCATTCTACGACCTTCACGCATGGCAGTTTCAAAACAGTCCATGATTACCGCATCTGTGTTGTATTGTGGCACAAACAACAAATGCCCGACAGCAACTGGATAACGATCCCGAAAAACTGCTACATGAAAGTCTGACAGTCTTTCAACTTCTAAATCCCAAGGTGCTACTCCTGCGGTCTGTGCTTCTTTTAATGTTTCATACTTCATTTATTATCTTTCTTCGTTGACCACGTCTTTTTATGTCTAATGTCACACAGTGTATGCCGGCGTACCAAAATTTGTTGTGTCTAAATTCACTGTAGTGACATGTTATACCATGTTGTTTTAAATGTGCAAATAACTCTGGTCGATAAGATCCGAAAATAATATTATTGGAATCTACCACCAGCACGTTCAAATCAAAGTTGGTAACTTGTACATAGCCTTTGGCTTCATCCAGCAAACCGTGTATGTTCTGCAAACTGTTGCTCAACACAGTACGAGCAGGTTGTGTTGATTGATTCACAGGTAGATACTGCTGTACACATATCATGTTTTTATCACGCAAAACTTTGGGAACAAATTCTGGATCTAGGCAGATTACTGTGTTGTCATCTATCATCAAAAACCCATGATCAATATGACCCCAGTTTTTTTGTGTGGTATCATAATTAGCAACCACAGTGTCAGGCGGCAAGTTTCTTTGCATCCATTCCAGTCCCAAGGCAGTGCCAGGACCGGCAGTGTTGGTAATCAATGCATCGCCGCACTTGAACATGGTTGCTGTGTGCCACAACACACGTTCGTGCAATATTTTTTTATAGACTGTTTCGCCTTGCTGTGTCCAGTCTACATCATTGGGCATGTCAAACAGGATTGGTGCAGGTTGGCTAAGCCAATTGTGTCCTTTTTTGAATAGACTGCAGAAAATTTTATAGTATGACAAGCTGTCAATGTACCTGTCAGGCATGCTGGTAAATGTTTGATACACAGTAGAACCGTATACCAAAAATTGATCTCTAGGCACCACCGGAGCCACTGCACATTTGATTGAAAATGTGGGCAGTTGGATATTTTGTTGTATGTTTGGGACCAAAGGACGATGAACTGTCACACCAAGTGATTGTAACAATGCCGCCAAACTGTCGAGATCCTGTTTGGTTTCTTCAAGTATTTGATTGAATGCAGACTGTTTTGCCTCGGGCACATACCAATCCAGTGCATGCACAGCATGACAATCACCTACTATGACTTCTTCCAGCGGATCCCAATTGGTCCAAACACTCACTTGTTGGGATCCTCAGCCAAACCGCGCCACTTCTCAATGCTGTCCTCGCTCCACTTTTGCCCATCCCAGTCTGCATAAGTTGGAAATGGCCATTGTGGATTTTTGTTGTCGTTGATTTGGTAACGACCTTCGCGAACAGGCGCAACATCTGAAGGAAACCATTCGGTCAACGGGGGATCGAGTTTGTCAAGTTCTGCTGCAGGATCCCATTCTGGTTCAGGAATGATGTTGAAGTTCTCATCCAGTACTGAGAACTCTTCGCCGGTATCTCGATTCACCAACTTTAGTGGACCTTGAAAGTGATACTCAGTGTCATCATTGCTCCAGCCCAAATCTTCCATGCCTTCGTACCAGTTTTCGTCCCAGGCAGCTTCAATCTGCTCACGTTCCTCTGCTGACACAGAATCAGGATACTGCCATTCACTCCAGCAACCATCATCTAGGCTGTCCAGTTCCCAGTCATAGTCAGCCAACTCATAGCCGTCTGGGTTGCGCAAATCAATGTCAGGTCGCTCGTCGCTTTCACAGTAAAAAGTACCCCAGCGATAGCCTTCGATCTTTTTGATAGTAACGCCATCCTTGTACCACAGTTGTACTTCAATAGCGTTCTTTTTGTATTCGGTTGATAGTTCCCA